TGATGATAACGCAGAAGACGATTTAATATTGGATTATGACAACTCTGGTAACTAAATGTAAGTTATTGTGTCAGGATACTGATTCTCAAGGTTATATAACTTATGTTTTTGAGTTACTTGAATCGGAAGAAATGAACCGACTCGGCAATAAATATGTAATGTGTGTTCGTTGGCCAAATTGGGACCATAGAGAATTACGGAATGGAGAAGTTGGTTTTCTCTCATACTCTATTATTGAAGCTGGTGTAGATTGTTGGTATGACACTTCTTCAGCTCAATTAATTCCGTATAACTACACAAGCATACAATTTAATAAATTTATTGCAGAGCAACCGGAAATGACTCACAGTTTTAAACTATAATATTTAGAATATGTCAGATTTAGGAGATAAGCTAGCAGCTGCTCTGGAACAGAAGAAGAATGATATTAACTCCTTTATTTGGAAAGGGCCTAAGCATTATGTGAACGGTAAACGTGTACAAGAGGAGTTTAAGCTAATTGATGCCACTGAGGAACAGCTTCGTCATTGCTACAAGCATTGTAAATCTATGCTTTATAGTAAGGATAAAGAAGACCCAGGGCGTTATGTACTAATTGATATAATTCGCGACCAGCAAATGCGCTGCACTGCCGAGTTATATATGCGGCATTTACGTAAGAATGGAACAATTCCTATTGAGTTTAGAAAGGCTTTGATTGACTATCTAAACAAGGATGAAGTAAAGACTCAGATTCCTCGTAGTCTTTATAAGACTGTTCCTGTTTGCTCACTGGTAGAACTTCCCGACGAGTTCAAGGCTGTATCTATTGATATGGTTCTTGATGCTTGTTTATCCTCACTCGGAGTTTTCCAGCGCAAGCATATCACAAACAACTTCCTTACTAAACTTGGACTGTGGTTTACTAAGGATGAAATTAAAGAATATCTTTCTAAGAAAGATGAAAACGGTCAACCATTGGATCGTCTAGAGCAGGTTAAGAGCAATCTTAATCTTCGCCCAGATGTTAAGTTACATACAGATTATAACGGAGGTTTGTCTTATCTTGAGTTCCGTGCTATGCACAATCTTAAGAATGAAAGATATGAGAACCTCAATGAGATTTCCCTATTAACTTTGAAGAACAAAGTTCTTCCTCGTCTTGAAGATGAAGCTAGAAATCAGGCTGCTCTTTGGGAACAGAAGATTCAGGAAATCGAAAAGGTTTGTTCTGTTAAAGGTTATACCCTTGAATAATGGAAGACCAACAGTTAGAACTGTTTACTCCATTAACTAGAACCCAAAGACAAAAAGAATCTCTTCGTTGTTGGATTCAAAACAAGTGTAAAGGTGCTATTGTAGCAACTACTGGATTTGGAAAGACAAGAATTGCTCTTATGGGAGCACTTCTACTAACGCAGAAATTTCCTGGTCTGCGCATATTGGTCGTTGTACCTACTGAAACCCTACAAAAACAGTGGTTTCAGCAATTAGACGCAGAGGGATTAAGTCTTCAATCCGATGTTGTTATTATTAACACGTTGATTAAAAATCAATATGACTGTGATTTACTCATTCTTGATGAAGCCCATAGATATGCCTCAACTTTGAATATACAAGTATTTGAAAGAGTAAAATATCGCTTTATTCTGGCATTATCTGCTACAATGGAACGCTTAGATGGTAAGCATGAATTGCTATATAAGTATTGCCCTGTTGTTGATAGAGTTACAGATATGGAAGCGATAGCAAATGGATGGGTTGCTGAAAGTGTTGAGTATAAGGTCATGTTAGATGTTGATGATATAGACACCTACAAAGCTATGACTAAAGAATTTAACGAACATTTTGAATTCTTTGGTTATAACTTTGACTTGGCTATGAGTATGTTAGGTCCAGAAGGCTTTAAGAGACGTTCAAGTTTCAGAGACCAAATGTGTAAGGATAATCCTAAATTAGATAGGACTGAAACATTTAAACTGGTAACATATCATGCTACTGCACTTGCTCGTGCTTTACAAGCTCGTAAGAAGTTCATTAATGAGCATCCAAAGAAGCTGGAACTCGTTAGAGAAATCATTAAGTATCGTCCAAACGCCAAGATTATCACATTTTCTGCAACAACAGATATTGCTGAAAAGATTGGAATTGGTCACGTTTACACCGGAAAAACCTCAAAGAAAAAAGGAAGAACAACCATTGAAGAATTTGCGAAAGCAGAGAAGGGTGTTCTTAATACTGTAAAGAAGTGTGATGAAGGATTGGACTGTCCTGGAATTAATTTAGCAATTATCCTTGGATATGATTCTTCTCCTACTCGCTATAAGCAGAGAAAGGGAAGAGCAATTCGTAAAGAAGGGGATAAGATTGCTGAATTATTTACATTATGCCTCAACAATACGGTAGAAACTTCTTGGTTTGAAAAATCTCATGGTGATTCAAAGGCTATCGTTATAGATGCCGATAACTTAATGAAAGTATTACGACACGAGGACTACGAAACTTATAAGAAGCCAACAGCAAAGTTTACATTCCGTTTTTAATATGCATGTATTATTAACAATTGACGACGCGAAAATCTTCGACCTTTCAAAGATGCCTAACATTGGGAAAATTCTCGATGCTGCATACAAGAAATCTCGTTCGAGGATGATTAACGACATAGCTCATGACAGAGCTGTATTTATAGCTTTTGATGCTTGGTATTTAACCATGACTGATGAACAGAGAGTCCTTACGATGAAGAACATTCGTTCTACCATTGATGTTGACGAATTTGTTCCTAAAGAGCTACGAAATAGGGACCTAGTTATTGAAGCTATAACACGATTCCGTGAAAATATGACAGATGAAACTCCGGAACCTACTAGAGTTGATTCTTCTGAGGTCGATAATCAAAGACCTAACGAAGAATAAAGTAAGTGATTGGGATCTCCCAACCATCACAGATTGCGCTGGATACACGTATGATATCCAAAAAATGATGTCTCGCCAAGATGAATTGGCTAAAGAATTTTTATCTTCCTATGTAGTACCTAACCCCTCGAAAGAGGTATAAAACTTCTACAGAATTGGTTAACTTTAATATCAATTCTGAATTTTGAATAGTACGATTGATGAGGAATTAGGGATTCTTAATAAGTATCACCTAAATCCTAACGAACTTTTCGTTATTCGTATTCTCTTATTAGCCGCTGAGGAAGACGATACTTACCTATATCGTTATTTTACAATCCCCGAAGAAGATAGAGGAGATTTCCGCGACATACTCGTTAAATTACAAGATAAAGGTATTATAGTAAAGAGTTATAAAATTCCTAAGAAAGGAGAGTCTTTTAATCCTGTTGAAGTACAATTCAACAAAACTTTTGTTAAAGGATTTCATAAAGAATCTTTTGAATTAGGTAAAGAACTCTATGATGCATATCCTATGTTTGGTAATATTAACGGAGCTACTGTATCACTGAGAGGAATCTCTAAGAAATATGATTCTCCAGAGGATTTTTATAGAGCGTATGGAAAAGCCATTAATTGGAATCCAGAAACTCACGCTGAAATTATGGAACTACTAGATTGGGCAAAGAATAATACTCAATTTATACAATTTTCTCTAGCAAGTTTTGTAATTGATAGGCGTTGGAATGAGTTGAAAGCTCTTAAAAATGGCGAAATAGCAAACGTTAACTTTAACGCTGTCAAGATGATATGATTGACGAACTTGATGATTTCTTTGCTGAAGTTGATAGAGGTAGAGAGGGAAAGAATCAAGGAATCGGAATGGGATTGCCTAAATTGGAAAGTATAATTGATGGTGTTTGTCCATCTACATATACTCTAATCTTTGCAGGAACCGGTAATGGTAAATCAAGTTTAGCGTTATATGCATATGTATATAGACCATTAATGGAACATCTAGAGGATGAAATGTACAGATGTACTTATTTCTCTCTGGAAATGACCAAAAAGACAATCTACGCTCGATTACTAAGTCTTTACATCTTTGATACTTACGGTATAGAGATTTCTCCAAAAGAGATTTTCTCTAGAAAGAAGAACTACAAGCTTTGTGATGCGTATTATGAAATTATAAAGGAGTGTAGGCCTTGGCTTGAAAAAGTCAGAAGAGTTGTTAAAATCTACGACAAGACCTGTAATTCTGCTTATATCTATAACAAGTTAATACTTGAGATTAAGAAGACAGGTAAGCTAACAGTAGTTGGTTCTGGTGAAGATGCAGAAATATCTTTTACACCAAATAATCCAGAGTTAATTCATACTGTAGTTGTTGACCATATTGGTCTTGTAAAGGCTGCTGCCGATAAATTAAAGGGTGAAATTGATGCAGTTTCTAGAACTTTAGTTCAATTCAGAAATGCTTGCGGGATTAGTCCGGTTGTTATTATGCAGATTAATAGAGGCGCTGGAGACATAGAACGTCGAAAGCAAGGACTCAATAATCTAAATCTTAATGATATTAAGGACTCTGGAAATCCAGCACAAGACTGTGAAGTTGCTTTATCAATTTTTAATCCGCACAGAGAACACCTTGCAAATTACAATCATTATAAGATTGACGTACTCGAAGACAACTTTAGAACTATAACAGTTCAGAAAGCAAGAGACGGTGCATCTAGTGTTGAAATTGCAGTAAACTTTTTTGGTAGGATGGGTTATTGGCATGAAATACCAAAGCCCGAAGAAATCAACGATTATTCCAAGTATACATCTCCTACATATATACTTAAACCACAAAGTACAGAAACAACAGATACAAAAGAAGAAGATAAAGAAGATAGTGAACGTTCAACTTTTAAATTTATATTGTAATGAGCAATGTAATCTGTTTAGCAGGTTTATCCAATACTGGAAAGAGTACTTCGCTTAAATATCTTGAACCTTCCGAGACATTTATCGTTAGTTGCACTAACAAGCAATTACAAATTCCAGGATTTCGTAAGAAATATATTAAAGTAAGTATTGAAGATAATAAATTAGTAGGAAACTGGCTTGTAAGTAATGATTATGCTAGAATTGCTAAGATTCTAAAGGTGGTTTCTCAGACCAGACCCGACATTAAAACTGTTGTTATTGATGATTTAAATTACTTGTTAAGTAATGAAATTATGAATAGTGCAGAGGAGAAGGGTTATGAGAAATTTACTCGTCAAGCTAAGAACTATTATGACATTATCAACAATGCTCAAAATTTACGAGATGATTTAACCGTTGTTATGATTTCACATATCATTAACGATGGCACAGATATTGAACCATTCTGGAAGTTGTATACATCAGGAAAGATGCTGGATAAGACAGTTAATCTTGATGGACTTTTCAGTTATATTATTTATACTGACAAGTACGTTGACGAAAACGACGAAGTTCAGTATAGATTTATGACAAGGACTAACGGTAATGACACTTGCCGCTCGGTTGCAGGATGCTTTGCAGATAAATACATTGAACCAAACATGAAATTGGTCATAGATACCATTAATAAATTTGAAAGTGGAGAATAATTATGCTAATTAATTACAATTTATGTTTTGACGACGAACAGGGAAAATTTGTCGCCGTTAATCCTGAAACTGGAGAAATCCGTGAGTTTACGGCTCCAGCAGCAAAGAAAACCACTACAACTCGTAAGAAGAAAGCTGACGAGTCTTCAGAGCCTCAACTAATCTTGAGTGATAACAAGTACACTCTGAATACAGCTGCTGTTGAGTTGATGGGAGTGGAACCTGAAGCTAAGTTAAATATCAAGATGCGTAAGATTGATGGAGTTATTACTCCTGTCTTGGGTACTGACGAAGCCTTTAAGTGTAAGTCAGGTAATCGTTTAACAAAATCTTTTACAGTAGCTTGTAGAGGTGCAAACAACGAAGCACTTGCTGCTTATGGTACAATCTTTGAGCTTACTGAGAATCCCGATGGTTCTGGAACCTTTATCCTAAAGGGAGAGAAGACTCCGGATTTACCACCAGACGATGAAGCTGTCACAGCTAATGTACCGCTACCTGAAGGTCTTGATGTTAATCTAGACAATCTCGATGATGATATTCCTTCCGAGGAAACAGCAATCGATGGTTCTACCTTTGAGTCTATGCTAGCAGGAATTGTTTAATTAATTAGATAGTTAGTAGTAATCTTTTTATATTAAGTGCAATTATGAGTAATTTTAATTTTGGTTCACTTGCAAATTCAACTGGAGTTGCTTCCGACAAAAGACTTAGAGCATACTCCATCAACAAGGTAAAATTTGTGGAG